CAAACTTGTTGAAATTGGTAGGGTAATAGTGATACCACCCGATGTACACAAAATTCTATCATTAACTTCAGCCGTGTAACTCGACCCAACGGTTCTGAGTACAGTACCAGCGGTTCCAGTTGTAGTAATATATCTTCCCATTGTGTTATCCTTCTATATGTATTTATGCCGCAGTCTCAATACCGAACGCGACTGCACTTACGTTCGCAGAACTTGATCTTACAACCAATTTCTTGCCGGCATCCATTACGATACCTGATCTTTCTAAAACACCGTGTGCGAGAACTTCTGTCTCCCACTCGATCCATTCAGCGGCAATTGGCGTATCTGCAGATGCTACTGCTACACGCACACTTATTGCTTGATTACCTCTATTACACACCGATAATGTAACAACTGCGTAATTGTCAGTTGGCACTGTATATACGGTGGTATTAGAAGCCGCTGTTAAATCACTTGCTCCTAGTCTTCCAGTTGCCATTTGTTTTTCTCCTTTATCCCATCAAAAACATATTTAGCGCCACAGGTGCCCCATTTATTCCACCTTGGAAATTGAATTGGGCCTTAACATTAATCGGCACTACAGTAGTTGTAGTAATTTGTTGCCCGTCAATTTGTACTAGACCAGCAATAATTTGGTTAACGTTAAGAGTACTTGCACCACCACCAATCTGTGACGTGATATATGTTTTAATTGCTCGTTGTGTCGGTACAATACTGTCGCTGTTAGCGGCAAATGTACCGTCGGTGCTGAACTCGTTAATTGTTGCTCCTGTTTGTCCAAGTGCAATATTACCTAGTGATAGTTCTTGCAAGCCTGAAATATTAAATGCATCAGCATTCAATGTCGCAACACCAGTGGACTGTTCAACGTTGAACAAGCCACCAACCCTAAAGTTACCATCCTGGTCAGTTGATGTGTAGAATACTCTACCGCCACCGCCTTCAACAGTTTCAGCATCCGGGTCTGGATCCTGTAATGGTAAGTTTGGATAGTTTGTATTAGTAAAGTCACCAGTACCGATGTCTAGGAAGTCGTGTCCTGTTAGACGTACTTGTGAATATCTAATTCTTACTTCAGCATCTTCTTCATGCTCCGGTGCATTGTTAATTGGAATTTCCGGAGAAATTTGAAGTTGTGCTGTAAATGGTCCATCATCGGAACCTCTTAAATTAGTTACTGCAACCAATTTGTAGAATACGTTTGGTTGTCCTGAAAACTCAATGTTTGACCCTGCTCTTGGAACAGCACGTAAACCAGAAACCTGAATATATTTTCCTGGTTGATATCTGTCCATAAAGCCACCACCGTGTGTTAATGTTCCGCCACTAGTGTATGCTGGTTCAAGAGTTGTATCAATTGGGACATTTAAAAGAGGATCGCTATATAAATCAATATTATTAGCGTCGATAACTTTTGCGTAGAAAGTAGTTGCATCAAAGAATCGAATCATTCCTGTTACTGCCGCTATTTCAACTTTAGTTCCGTCAAGTGTAATACTGTGTCCTGCACCAATTGTAACTCTTGCTGGACTTGCTTGTGAAATTCCAGTAATAGTTTCTTCAATTTTTGTAGCAGTAATGTCTGCTGATGCAGTTTCATAACCTGTTCCTCTACCTGCATTAGTTGATCCAGCAAATGTAGGTTGTGCTAGTACACCATCAGCAATTCTAATTTCTAACGGAGCATCAACTGTGTTGTTTGGATCAGTAATGGTAACTGTTGCAGTGTTATCATAACCTTGTCCTGGTTCTAATATTTTAATTTCAACAATTTGCCCATCGCTTACTCTTGCTCTACCTAATGCTCTAATTGAAGTACTTGAACCATCACCTACTGGTGCTGAGAAAGTAACTCTTGGTTCAATTGAATATGTTGTTGTACTATCAAGTAATGATAAAATAGGCTCACCTAAAATATGATCCCAACCTGGGCTACCGTCTGAATATTTTCTAATTGTTGCTTGTTTAGTACCTGCATTATATGTGTCAATGTAACCATATTGACCTGCACCTAAACCTGCTACAAGCCAAATACCCATACCTACCAATGCACCTGATGAGTTTGTATCAGTGTTTGAAATTGTAATGCTTGTTGCGTTACCAATCTGTGCCGCGTTACCTGCACTTACATAATCAGCACCGCCCCATTCGTCGTTAGTATTAAGAAGTCTTACTTCCATAACACCTGCGGTTCTTGTTACTGGAGTTACAGTACCAATCTGAAAACCTGTTCCAGTAATTGTAATAACAGCATTGCCGCCGTTAGTGTCATATTCTCTACCAGCGTTAGTATATTCTAATGCTAACACCCTGTCGCCGTCAGTTAGTACATTACTAACAACTGCCTGTTGTGCTTTGTTATCTGCAAAAGCAATAATTGGAACTTCAGTATCGTCAACACCTTCTGCCACACAACCAAATGTACCATAAGATGAGTTACCGTTTGTAGCACGAATCTTACCACCGTTTTCTGCTAGGTATCCAATGTGTCCGTAGTATGAGAACACAGAAACAAGTTCTGTTCTACCTAAGTTAGTACACCAAACACCAATACCATCACTTAGTACTTGTGTAAAGTCGTTAGCAACAACAGAATCATTACCGCCTGCGTGTAAGTCGCCGTCAATTTTAAGACCTGTACATCCGTTACCAAAGTTAGTTACGTTTTGTACATAACATGATTTATTCTTAACCCATACATCTTCGTGTGCAGGACCCCAACCTGGATCAAGTGAAACATAAGCACCGGCTGTTGGACGTTTTGTACCATATGTATTAGCAGAACCTAGTGTACCATTAAGTCCATTAAGTGTCATATTTCTAATACCAGTACCATTACGTACAAAGAACATATTTTCTAATGTTGAACCGTTAACACTGTTAACATAAAGTTGTGCGGCTCTAATTGCTTTGTAAGTGCTGTCGTATACAATGTCATGTTGAATTGCTTCAACGTAACGTCTTACGTCACGCTTACAACTTGCTTGTAATGCCGCCGCATTAGGTCCTGAAATATAATCTGTGTATGCAGGATATGTAGCAATAATATATCTGTTTACGTCTTCTGCAATAAAGTCTTTGTTTTCTTCAAGTCTTAGTACAGCATTAACAACACCATCTTCCTTGTTGGGACTCATTTGACCTTCCATAGTAGGATTAGTGCCGTTTGAATTTAAATTCCAATCGATGTAATTATGTATTGCATCACAAACACCTTCTGCTTTAGTAACTGCCGCCGCATCACCTGCTGGATATGCTGTGTTTTGTGTTACTGTGTTACCTGATTGTGCTGTAACAGTATTGTTTAAAATAATATCATCAACGATTGACTTCATATGTAAAATACCCGCTAGTGAGTATGGAACATCTGCTGAAGCAATTAGTGAACCTGCTGGTTGAACTCTTGTTGAACGTAATTCGTCACCAACAACAGCACAACTTTCTGGAATTACCATCGGTAATACTTCTGTAAATTGTCCTGTTTTTAAGAATAATGTATCATTTGCAACAATCTCTGCTGGAATGCCGCCGCCGGTTGCTAGTGAAACTGTATTTGTTAATGCACTTACAAACAAGTGTTCTGAAGTTTCTGGACTAGGACCAACGTTTACTGTAATTTTAATATCTGTTGTTCCAATAATTGACAACGGAGTGCTATAAGCAGGGTCAGTTGCTCTTGGATATGCAAGTGGTGTAGCATGGTTATCAGAAGCACAAGTAAATGTAATACCTTGATCTCTTAAAATAACTTTTTGATTAATTGCTAAACTGTGATTACCAATTGTCATTTCTAGTGTACCTTCAATTGGATCATATGTTGCATCACTTACAGTAAAGTTTGTACTTGTTGCACTGTTTGAAGCAAGTGCGGCTCTTGGAATTTCAATTAAATTTTCAATAATTCCTTGAGCGGCCGCTTCTTCTACTATAGTAGAATCAGTGACCTGTAATGTTAATGGCGAAACGCTTCTTGCAGTTTGATAATCAGTTGCCGGAGTGTCTTGTGTAATAACATCATCAATTAAAGTTTTAATGTATGCTAGTGTCGCCGCAAATTCTGCTGTAATTCCGTCAACAGTTACATAAGAACTTGATGAATTTACTCGGAAAAAATCATAAGCAACTTGTCTTACTTTTCTATTACCACCGTGGCTTAAATCCCATTCAACTGCGTCAAGTAAGAAACGTAAATCTCTTTTCCAGTTACTTGCTGTATATGTAAACGAGCCTGTAAACGGAGCACTTGAATTAATAACCTGTGTGTCAACCCAAGCAATAGTTTCAGCAACAATAAATGCTTTGTTTCGTCTTAGAAGTCGTGTTGCGTAAGGATTTCTTGCGCCTTTTTCAATCTGTTGTAGACCAAACTGTACAGTTTTAAATGGTTTATCTAATGTAACACCAGCCGCTGGAGCATCATTATCTTCACCTTCTGGTGAAACATAATACACTGCATCTAACTGACCAAAGTATGCCCATTCAGGAGCATTACCTGCCGAATTAACTTTTAATACTTGTCCTGGTGAACCAACTGGTAGTCTAGTAGGACCTGAACCACTGTAGTAAACTAAATCACCTAGTGTAGTTAAGTTACCAACTTCAGCGCCGCCACTTAATAAGTTCCAAAAGTTACCTGCAATGTCTTGATCTGGTCTGTTTTGTCCTGCACCAACTTGTTCTGATGTATGAGGAGCGATACAAACATATGAGTTTACGTCGTTAATACCTCTAACAACGTCACCTTTGTCGTAGTAGACAGCGTTTTGCCATGCACCTTTCCAGTACAATCCTTCATTTAATTTGTCCCAATAAACTGCATCTGGTGGACGGTTACCTGTACCGTCTGCGAGTGCAATAAATGTCCAACCGCCTAAGCGAACAACATCACCAATCTTGTATGCATAGTTGTTGTCGTAGTCGCCTCGGAATGTAAATCCTGTTGTAAACAAATCCCAATGTGTTGGATTATTAAAAGGAATTTGTCCGTAGTTGTTTGTGATAGCAACATAAGAGTAACCACCGTATGTTACAACATCGCCTGGTTGATAGTTTACATTGTTCTGCCAACTATCTTCAAATTCTAATCCTGGTACAAAGATTGACCAGTTTGCTTCATCAGCCGCAAGTGTTGCACCTGAAGTATGAAATGCTGTACAAATCCAAATATCTGAACCATACTTAACAACGTCATTAATTTTATAACGTGTTGAAGTTGTCCAATCACCTAAGTATACAATACCTTTGTGTACATAATCCCATTTTGCTTGATCGTCTTCTAAACCTAATGCATCAGTGTCCGCGGCAGTGTGTCCTGTATTACAAACATAAACTTGGCCACCATAACGAACAACATCACCTGTTCTATAACGAGAAGTTGCTGTCCAAACATTACGCCATGTCATGCCGTTGGCAAAAATATCCCACTTGGTTTCGTCTAATTCTAAACCGTCTGCAAGGTCTGCCGCTGATGTGTGTGCTTCTGTACACAAGTACATAACACCACCATAACGAACAATGTCATTAACTTTATAACGTGTACTAACACCCCATTCGCCTTGCCAATCAAACCCTTCTGCAAATAAATCCCATTTGGTTTGATCTAGTTCAAGACCATCTGCTTCAGTTGACGCTGATGTATGACCTGTATTACAAACATATAAGTAGCCACCGTATTTTACAATATCGTTTGGCTTGTATACTGTAGTAAGTGCCCAATCGCCCTTCCATTCAGTACCGTCTGCTAATAGGTCAAAATTTGCAATATCTGTTGTAAATGTGTTAGAACTGATATGGCCTGCATTAACAATGTATGTGCGTCCACCATAGCGAACTACATCGTCTTTATAATATTGTTTAGCGGATGTCCATGCACCCTTCCAAATAAATCTAATTCTACCTAGTTTAAACTCAGCCATTTTTAGTTCCTAACCTTGTGTTAATACTATTTATCATATCTGTTATTTCCCTGCTCCCATCTCTTGTGGAGTTGTAGGATCCCCCTCATCAACTAAGCCAAAGTTTGTGGCTCCTGTAAAGAACGCCATAGCCGCCATATCGCCATCGATCGGCTTCTGGAAGTTCATTTGTGTGTTAATATTAATGGCTCTGTTTGCTTCAGAAGTAATATTATTACCTTGAATTCTAACTTCACCAGCAATTACAGCGTTAACGTTAACATTTGTTCCACCGCCTGAAATTCTACTATCTACGTATCCAGCAATCGCTTTCTGTGTTGGTACAATTTCATTTGAGTTTGCCGCAAAAGTTGGATCTGTACTAAATTCTCTAATAAGAGCATTTGTTCCACCAAGTGTAACACCGCCTAATCTTAGTTCTGTCAAACCTTCTAGTTCGAAGTAAGAAGCATTTAGCGATACAATACCTGTTGACTGTTCAACTTTAAACAGTTCACCAACTCTAAAGTTACCATCCTGGTCAGTGGACGTATAGAATACTCTACCACCACCAGCATTTTCTGTTTCTTGGAAGTCTCTTACGTCATAACCTTCAATTGGAGTTAACAATGGATACTGTGAAGTATATAAGTTACCTTTACCAATTTCTAGGAAGTCATGACCTGTTAGACGTACCTGCGAATATTTTTGTCTAATTGTTAAATCAGTTTCGTGTTCTGGTGTTTCTGCTCTATCTAATGCTGGAGTAATAGTTAATGTTGCTTGTAAGTTTCCAACAGTTCCAGTAACATCGTTTATTTGTTGAACAGCATAATACGCATCGTTAATACCAGAAATATATAAGTTATCACCAGGTCCTGGTTCACGTGTTAGATTTTTAACAACTAAACTTGTCCCTAATTGATATAGATCTGCGTAACCATCACCTGTGATAGTTACACCAATGTTAATGTATCCTGTACCTCTGTTACTAAATTCAATCTGTCCTACAGTACCATTTGCCATTCGAACATCATATGTAACAGCCTTTGAAATATCCGGATCAATAATAGTTAGATTCGGTGGATTAGTTCCGTAACCCGAACCTGGTTCTTGGATCAAGAAACTTTGTATTCTTCCGGTGCCAATTACAGGTGTTGCTCTTGTTGTAGCACCACAAGTAATATATTCAATTGATGAAACTGAATCGTCAGTGAACGGATAAAACACCGGACCGTCTTGCGTCCAACCATGCCCCATACCTGTAAACGTTCCGCTTAGTGCAATTCTGTCAGACCAATAAACACCATCGTCTGACTGGATAACACTTCCACTTTCAGTTACACCTAAGAAAGTACCTTGAGCATAGTTAATGTAAACATTGTCTGCAACGTTTGTATCAGATCCTGGAAGCCAAGTTGTATTACCACTTGCTGTTGAGGAATCAGTAAAACTGTAGAAAAATTTATTGTTTACAGTTGAAATATCATTTGGAGAGTCATAACAAGATGCTACAAAGCGTCCATTACCAAAACATAAATCACAAACATCGTGTTGTACATCACCAATGTTAGTTCCTGCTGTCCAAGTGTTACCATTGTCGATACTTTCCCAAGTATCTCCCGACTCGTTAGCAACTACCCATTTGTTATTACCAAATGCAATAAACTGTGCATTACTTACGCCTGCATTAACTGTGTTCCAACTCGATCCACCGTTTGTTGTAACATAAACATTTGATGTTCCTGAAGCAATAGCAATGTTAGTACTTGTATCATCGTGTGCTTTACCATATGCAACTTTTGTAAATGTTAAACCTTCACCTAACAAGTTAGCACCAGCATCTCCCCAGTTTGTTGCATCTCCTGAAATTTTAATTCTACCGTTGCCGTCGATTGCCATAAATCCTGTTGCTGTTGGAGCAACCGAAACATAATTTAAATCTGTATAGTTACTTGCATTAGTAAATTGTGTTCCGTCTGTGCTATAAGAAATAGTATTTGTACCTACAACAACTGAATATGTAGTACCATTTACTGTTTGATATGCTGTGTCTTTGATATTACTTCCTACATCTAGTGAAGCACTGTTTTGTGTAAATGACGGAGAGTCAAATACTAATCTTGGAGTAATTTCGTAACGTGTAGTTTCATCTAGTACAGTAGCAATAGGTTCTCCTGGCAAATAATGTTGCCAGCCAGGCTCGCCGTCAATTGGTCTTGCGACTGTTACGGTTTTATCACCTGTTGTTCTTCCTGTGACCTCGAATGTAATAGGGTTACCTGAGTTTCCAACCTGTGTAGGTAAAACTGTTATAATATCGCCTTCGTTGTTAAACTTACCCGGGGCAGTAATAACTGCTGTTGCGGCACCTTGTGCATCAATAGTAACTGTTATTGTTGGTTCTTGTGCATCGGCATCACTGCTAATACCAACCACACCTGGATAACTTCCAGGAATCAATGTAAGATCGTCCGCACTAGTTCTAGTTAATTGTGTAACACCACCAATAAGCCAGTTATAACTTGTAATATAGGCATATTGTCCGCGACCTTCACCTTCGATAATAGTAATTTGTTTGTTTAAGTAGTAGTCTTCATTGTTAACATCTTGGTTAGCAATTTGAATATAATCTACGCCGCCACCTTGTGCTCTATTGTTAGCATAGGTATAGTCGCCGCCACCTGCAATTGATGAATCGCCCGGATCAGTAATTCTAATTTCTGTTACAGAGCCTTGTCTAGTTTCAGTAATTTTACCAGCGGCACCTGCACCAGAACCAGTAATTGTTACTGTACCTGTGGTGTAATGCTTACCTGTGTTACTGTAACCTACAGCAAATAATTTGCTTTCGTCGTTGTAAACTTCTGCAACTTCTGCTTCTTTGGAATAGTTGTCTACTTTAGCAGTAATTGGAGTTTCGTTTTGATTAAATCCAATAGCAACAGACCCGTATTCACCATATGAGTTGTTACCGTTTGTTGCACGAACTTTACCACCATGCGTACACAAGTAACCAATGTAACAATAATATGTAAACACAGATACAAGTTCTGATAAGCCGTCACCGTTACACCAGTATCCGATACCGTCTTGAATAATTTGTGTAAAGTCGTTAGCAACAATAGATTTATTACCACCGTTGTGTAGGTCGCCGTCGACCTTCATACCAATACACCCTTGACCAAACGTTGTTACGTTTTGTACATAGGTTGATTTATTTGTAATCCAAACACTTTCATCATCTGGGCCATCACCTGGATCAAGTGCTACGAAAGCCCCTGCGTCTACACGCTTAATTAAGTACTCATCTGGATCAGTTAACTCACCTACTAATCCCGATAATGTCATGTTTCTAATACCGCAACCGTTTCTAACACGGAACATATCTTGATCAGTTGTTTCAGGGGTTGGCTCAATAAATGTTGAACGTAGTTCATCGCCAACAATAGCAACGCCTGCTGGTACACTAATAGGACATACTTCTTTATAACGCCCTGTTTTAACTAAAATTGTTGCTGGTGCTCTCGTGCCTTCATCTTCAAAGATGTAGTTACACGCATACTTAATTGTTTTAAATGGAGATGTCTGCGATAGACCTCTACCGGGTGCAGTTGAATCAATACCGTCTGGTGAAACAAAGAAAACATTTTCAGTTTTTTCTAATGCTTCCCAGTCTAGCGAATCATCAAGCATTACTTTAAGAGCATCACCTGCATCATTAATACCAAGGCGTACCGGATCTGTTCCGTCGTGTGTTCGCATATCGCCTCTATATTGTAAGACGTTAGTGTTACCGCCTTCAATAACTGGAATCCAGAAATTATCTTGTGTGTAATCTTGATCTAAATCTGGTCTTGTTCCTGATTGAGATGATGTATGTCTTTTAATACAGCGATACAATGTACCTGCGTATGTTACTATATCTCCTAAGAAATAATTGTTAACAGCCGGTGCCGCATTTACTATAACAGTTTCTGACCAGTTACCTCTAAATCTGTCACCGTCAATTAATGTTTGCCAATAGTTATTAGAATAAATTGTTGTAACGGTACCATCATACATTCCCGAATGTGCCGCACAAACAAAATAGTTTGCTTTGTAAGCATCGCGTGGTACAAGGTAAATTACTTGTCTAGTAGTTGCTCCTGCAAAACCTGCTACATATGCCGCTCTATCTGCAACTTGTACACCGTCTAACCAGTATGTTACACCGTTGTCGGGTTCATTGTAGTTTCCGCCATCATGATGACCGTCAACTGTTGTACTAATATACAATGGGTGCGTATCATTAGAACTATCACTTTGATCAATTATATATGTGTTCGCTTCATAGAAGTTAATATCACCATCTTCAACACCGTTAACAAAATAATGATTTCCGTTTCCTGTGTTACCAACAGTGATTGCAACATTAACTGTTTCTACTTGATCGTCGGGCTCTGCACCAATATTATCTCTTAAAGAAATGTACAAGTAACCACCAAAGCGTACTACGTCACCTGTTTTATATGCTACAGCCTGATCCCAATAAGATGCCTCTTCTTGAACGTCTGGGTTTTGATTAATCTGCCCACCCATTCTATAACCTTGTGTTAGTAATTCCCAATCACCTGTATCTTGTGTAATACCGTTAATACTTGGAACACTGTTTGTATTAATTGTTAAAGATGTATAACTATATCCGCCATACTTAACAATATCACCTGGTTGATAGATTTCATTTTCATTCCAAAGAGTTTCGTATTCATAACCTGGAAGCCAAATGTTAAAGAAACTTTCTGCAAAAACTGCACCTGCCGCATGACTTGTATTACAATACCACAATGTAGGTCCGAAGCGTACAATATCACCTTGTTTATATAGGTAGTGTCTAGTGAAACTTTGATTTCCAGTTCCACCGTCTGCATTTATTGGATTTCTTTGTGCAAGTGCATCCGTTCTTGATCTATGTAATTTAAAATTGTTGCCGTCAACTAGGCTAACATAGTAGTAAGTGTTATTAGTTAAGTTAGTAGCCGCAGTGCCGTCGGTAGTATATTGTACAATGTCACCATCTTGCCAAACATGACTTGTTATTGTAATAACACCTGTGTCAATTCCTTCAGTAACTCCTGTAGCACTTCCTACCCAATGACCTTTGTATTCAATACCACTAAGGAAAACTTGCCACTTAGGAGTACCGTCCATGTCTGCTTCTAGACCAAGTGCATCGTCGTTAGCACTTTGGTGGCCAATTAGACATCTATAAACAATACCGCCATAGCGTACTAAATCGTCTTGTCTATAACGTGTTCTCGGTTGCCAATCTTTGCGCCAATCATCTGATCGTGTTACAATTTCCCATTTAGCAACATCAAGTTCAAGACCTGTAACTGTAGTTGATGATGTATGTTCAGTTTTACATTGATAAAGAATACCGTTATATTTTACAACATCACCAATTCTGTAAATAACTTGTGGTAACCATTCGTATCTCCAGTTTTGATCTGAAGCAACTAATTTCCAGTTACCAAAATCGTTAGTTCCAATTTGTCCAGGTGTTTCAATGTTAAAATATGCACCTTTACCTGTGCTGTTAACAGTTCTATCAAAGTAATAAAGTTTATCAGGTGCATTTTCCGGAACAGTCCATCTAATTTGACGTGAACTTGCCGCTCCAAATCCTGCAACATAGCCTGCGTCTGTTACTTCTGCACCATCTAAGAAATATTGAATTCCATTAGTGTAATAATCTACAAGCGGAGTATCAGCATTAATACCGTCTTCGTATAAACTAAATGCTAACGGATGTTCTTGACCGCCAAATGTAGCATTAGTAGTATCTGTTTGATCGAAATAATATGAATGACCTTTACGCAGTGTAAACTTGTTTCTTTCAAAATTTGCTACGTAAATTGCACCAGTGCTTGATTGTGAAAACCCGTCTGCTCTGTTTTCGCCTGTATCGTAACCGATAGTAATAGGAAGCGTAGTTGCAGTATCAGGAAGAACATACTCATCAGAAGTATGGCCAACAATAGCAGAGTAAACTTGTCCACCATAACGAACCATGTCGTTAACTTTGTAATATGTTCCAGGTGTCCACTGATCTACCCACTGATAACCATCTGTCATCTGTGTCCATTTAGGTAGGTCTTGATTTAGATAATCAATATAAAAATCCGGGTCTGATGTATGTCCGTTTAAACAAACAAATGTTTTACCACCGTATGAAACAATGTCGTCTTTAATATATTGCTTAGAAGCAGACCATACGCCTGTCCATCTAAACCTAATTCGATCTAATTTAAATTCAGCCATTTACTTTCCCGTTTCCTGCTTTGTTGTTGTATTTAACCATTATGGTGATACCCCCTCAGGATAATCATATTCTTGGTTTATTCTAATAACTAAGTTTCCTTCATCATCAACATAATAAACTAAATTTCTGTCGTCCCATCTAAACTGCTCATATCTTAAGTTTTCATATGTTGTAACGTGTTCTTCATCTCTACCTTCAAAGAATTCAATACCTCTTTGAAAGTCTGGATAGTTCTGTGTAGGATCGCCAGGTCTGTTTACTTGCACACCATCCGAACTTTTCATTTGGTCTGACTTTACAAGATATAATTCGCCGTCTTCACTGCGTCTTAGACCATAAAAGTATCTACTACCTTTTACGGTTTTTAGTAGTGTTCCTGCTTCTGTACCTTGATAAAAACTAGCCATTTTCTATTTCCTTACACAATATTAATAACATTACCCATGTTGCTGTGTGCTGAACATTGATAATATAATGTCGCTGGTGCACTCATTGGAACTGTAAATTCAATAACACCCGTTGATGCATTGTTGTTACTTGTTCCTGTGTTGTATGCCGCTCCACCGTTTGAAACTCTAATCTCGAATGGGTGGCCGCCACCACTGTTGTTTATAAAATAATACTTGTGACCTCTATACAAATATAGTACAGGATCGTTTGTTGTTGTTGGAAATCCAGGTCCGCTAAATGTGTAGTCTGATGTACCATTAGCACCAATTGTCCAAGTAATACTTGGAGCATTTTCTGGCTCCCAACTTGTACCATTATACGTCATTGCGTTACCAATACTTGCATTGGCTACACTAACGTTAGTTAACTCTTGTATTAAAGTTGGTGCTGGAGTTCCTGTCCAATTAATTGTTAAAACATCTCCAGTAATTTCAGTTGAAATATCTGTTCCGCCTTCAATTGCAAATGAGTCTGTTAAACTAGCGGCACTTGTTGCACCTGTATCTGCTGTAAATGTTTCCCATAAGTTTTGGTCTGTTGATTGGTCTACAACAAATTCTAATCCATCACCTGCTGAATTAACTTTAACAAATCTATTTGCCGCGCCTGTAAATGCCGCTGGCGTATCTGACAAATCTAAAAACGCACCACCAAACAATGTTGGAGTGTTTGTAAAGTTACTATAGTTTAAGAAGTATGCACTGTCAAATCCGTCAAGTGTGTCAGCATCTAAACCAGAGCCGCCTGATGCAATATCAGCACCTGGTGCCCATTGTGCACCATCCCATTTAAGAACATCACCTGTGCTTGGTGCTGAAGATGAAACGTTACTTAATGCACTAATAGCAATTCCTGAAACTTCTGAAGCGGTGATTGCACTGCTAAATTCTAATGCTGTTGCACCCGAGTTTACTCTAACAATTTGTCCGCCTGCTCCTGAAAAGTTTGTAGGTGTATCTGATAAATCAACAAATGCACTTGAGCCGCCGTCTGTAGCAACATTTCCTGGGCCCCATGTTTGAGTTGAGGCTGTATAAATTAGTGCTTGACCATCTGTTGCGCCACTAGTACTTACATCAGCAATATCAGTTAGGTCCGATGTAGTGTCTAGCATTTTAGTCCAGGAGTTGTTATGAGCGTAGTAAACACAACCGTCTGCACTAACTTTTGCTAACATACCATCATAGGTAGTAGGGTTAGGTAAATCTTCGTATGCATCGTATAAGAAGGTAACTTTGTTGTTACCTACTGATGTTGCAGGAAATGAATTTAACACACCACCTTCATTAACAACTGAAAGTTGATCACCATCTCCTAATGCTTCGTATAACTCGGTAAAGTTATTATTAATTTTTGTAGCGCCTGCCCTTAGGTTATCACCTTGTCCATCGTTGGGCAACACTCCTACGTTAACTGTTTGTTTTGTCATTTGCTACTCCTACGCTCCTATGTTTGGTCAAATGTTATATTGTTGTTATCCATTGTTAAGTTAGTGTTATCCCATTCTCTATCACTATCTGTAACTGTAATTGTATCACCAGCATAAACAACAGCACCATCGTTTGGACCTTGATTTAATCTAACTACTAGTTCGCCTTCTTCATTTACATAGTAAAATAAATTAGCATCGTCCCAACGAAATTGTTCATAATTTAAATTTTTATAAGTTAAGTTGTGTGCAGAATCTCTACCTTCAAAAAATTCTACACCTTCGTCAAACTCAACAAAGTTATCAACAGGATCACCTTCCTTATTAATAACAATATTGTCACTAAGGCTTAGTTGGTCAAGTTTACCTAAAAATAATTCTCCATCGTCGGTTCTACGTAACCCGTAGAAATAACGCTCGCCGAGATTATCTTCGATAGTTTGTGTAATTGTTTGACCTGTAAACCACTGAGATGACATATTACACTATCTCCACAAAACTCATGACGCAGTCTAAACTTGCATCAATATCTGCAACAACATAAATCGTATTTGTTGCCGCTAAAATTATTTTTTCACCACCATTTAAAACTTTTAAAGTTGAGTTAGGTGGAATAAGAATGTCTTTTAAATAAAACCCTGTTACTGATGTATCGTCGGATATTTTTACACTAGCACTTACAACAGAACTAGTTAGATTAGCCAAACTCATACCAATAACAGTTGCTCTAGTACTTGGACCTACTTCGTAGATCGGTACATCAATTGTTCCTATTTCTTTTACTACTTTATTTTTAAAAAACGTTGCCATTCTTTTATCCTATCGTAACCGCCATCTTAATTGCAATTTCTTCAGCATCTTGTGCCGACACAGCACCCGAACTACCTGCTACTGATACCCATTGTCCTGATGGATCATAAATTTCAACACGATCGTCTGCTGTGTTAAAACGCATCATTCCAGTTTCTGGTGTCGGATGTCTATTAGTTAGATCACCAACTGGAATAACAAATCCACCAGTACCTTCAATTTTAAAGTATCCAGTACCTGTTTGGGCAAGTGTTGTAACTGCACCTGCTACAGTATTAGTTATCGAATTAGCATTAAAGCCAAAGTTCTCAATGATTACTTTACCAGTACCATTTGCTAATAGGTTTAAATCTGTATTAAGGGTTACTGTTCTAACAGTATTACCTTCAATTTCAATATCGTCTACTGCTAACTTATTTACATTAAATCTAGTGCTATTAACGTCTGCAACCTGCTGTCCTGCGGCAAAAAACGTTAGTGTATCGTCGTCTGCACCCGGTGTCGACTCTGCAAGGATATATGTATCTTGGTCAACGTCTCTAATACCGTTTAGTGTAATCCAATTTCCGTCATATCCTTCAAATACATCAGTATCTGTGTTATAACGTAGCATACCTAGTTCAGGTGTGCCTGGACGTTCTAGTGTTGTACCTCTTGGTAAGCGTAAACTTCCTGTTGCGTCAATGTCTACACTTTCACTACCTGGAGATAATATAATATCATTAGTAGAACTAACAATGTTAGTTTTAAAACTTAAATCATCTATTACAATACTACCTGTACCACTAGCACGTAACTCCAGGTCTTGGTTAGTATTTGTAGTTTGAATCACATTATCGTTGATGTTAATATCATCAACTTGAATTTCTCTTGCGTATAATTTACGCCATTCGTTTGAAACAGTACCTAGTGTGTAAACACCGTCTTGGCTTGGAACAAGATTACTTGCAATACCTGCAACAATTTGAATAGTGTCTGTAACTTCATCGCCAATAGTAATATTACCGCCAATGGTTACGTCACCAACAACATCTAAGTTACCTGCAATATTAACATCGTCATTAAAATATACCATTCCTGCTTGTGCATCAAAGTTTAAATCTCCGCTTAAACTTTCAATAGTATTACCGCTTAATCTAATATTGCCTGTTTGAATTTGATCGCCATTAATAATTGTAGTTGATGAACCTGTACTAAATCTTACACTTTGTAATGTATCAATGTTAAAGTTTGCATTAGTAAAGTTTACTGTACCGTCTGCTTGGTTAACATGAAAAATGTCACCAACTCTAAAATCACCTTTATGGTCAACTGAACTGTAATATACGTTTGCATTATTAAGTTTTGTAACTTCTTGACTTTGTAATACTGTTGTTGGATCATTATCTGTTTCTTTACCGTTGCCAATGTACGCAAAGTTCTGTGAAATAAGATACATGATAACACCGTTACCATCACCATACGCACCATAGTTGCCATATACACACGCACTACCAATTGAACGAACTTCACAACCAAAGTCTGAAAAGTCTGCTAGTTCAATTCCTGTTGCATAGGCACCGCCGCCAAATCCAATTGCTTGTTCAACAATAACATCATCTT